TAAAGTAAATGACATATTAATTTGTTATTGTGGCAGGACCAGCTGTGGCTCTGCCTCCTCCTCCCCTAATATTACCAGTTGTTGCAGTATCTGTCGATACACTGAAAGTATAAGTATCTGCGTCAACTTTTGTGATTGTATAACCTGATGCGTTTTCTAAATTAGTTTTTGTAATACCATCAAAACTTTCAACACTTCTAAATCTAACAGTATCACTAGATGATCTACCGTGAGTTCTTTCTGTTACAGTAATGGTGCTAGAACCAGACGAACCTGTTTCAAAAGCATCTATTCCTAATAGTTGTGGCACGGCTGTTTCTGTTCTGTCCGTTCTAACATTTTGTAATGACACTGCATCAGCAGGATGAGGTCCTGGTTGAACTTGTGGTGCTTTTGCTTCAAACTCTGTTGTGTGCACAAAAGACCCATTCCACTCAAAAACCATCTCCTGATATGGAAACGCAAGACCGCTACGATCTGATATTGCTTTTGAGTATTTTCCTTTGGCAAATTTAGGCATTTGGATAATAATTCTGTGGTGTTATAAAAGTGCTTGAAGAAGAACCGTCCTCTGTTAAGGCACGTTGTAATTCGTCCTCGTATAATAGTTTTAAGTTTTGTACTAATTCTGGTTTGTATTTTTGTGCAAGATAGTAGGACAAACCTGACACCATGCACGGCACGAACCTATATGGAACGTCAGCTGTGTTTGTATAAACACCTGCATCCTGTATTCTTTTCACAAAATACATGTGAGCATCTTTTGTAGCCGCTGTAGAATCAGGTGTCGGATACAAAGTCACAACAACTTTATCTGTGAATCTTTGCACATAATATTGATTAGGTGTGCCTTTGTTTAATTTATTAGATATGGCAGAATATGTTGATCTGTTTATTTTTGTCATTGAAGAATCAGTTTGTGTCGTTTGTGTTCTATCTGATCTAAAAGTCATTTCAAGAACGTCCTCTATACCAAAAACACTAGCTGGTGCAGTCGTAGTCGCACTTGTGCCATCACTACTCGCTCTGAAAAAAGTGTACTCTGCTTGTCCCTCAATAAGATCAATATTTGTTTCTGCTAGTTCCCAATAGTGCAAGCCTCTATTTGCCCATTCTTGAAGCATTATGTTAAGAGATCTTCTTGCTGACGTAAGATGATAACCTGTAATATCTCTCATGCCAACGCGTTCGTATGCCTCTTCAAATACCTCATCAATGGGAAAACCTGTTTCAAAAACATTAGTGCCAGAAGTTGCCATGTGCTACTCCTATTCGTATTTTTTCTTGAATTCTGCTATGCAAGTGTATGTATTACCAGAATCAGCTGCCGCAGCCACAACAAAGTTTACATCACTTTGGTTACTGTTAGATGATTTATCTGCGGGTATGCCACCAAACTCTCTAAAGTCCCAGTATCCTGAGTCTATTAAAGTTATAATTGGAATATCTCCGTCTGAATCTTCTTCATCTAAACGTGCAAAAGCATCGCCGCCATCGCCATTAGCGCATGACCACCATACTCTTTGTAGTGATAAGTGAGCTACAGCGTTACCATCGTCATCAGCTGTTAGTGCTGATACATCACCAAATACAGTTGTGCTTCCTGTTCCGTCAGATTGTACAACTATTTTGATTGTAACTCTTTTGTCGTTTTGTTGTAGGATTGTTGGTCCTGTTACTGTGTCTGCCATGTTCCCTCCTTAATCAAGAACGTGTGGGCCCGAAGGCCCACATTAGTTAATTTTAACTATCAGCGAAAGGCGTCGCTTCAGTTCCTGTACCGATTAGTACAGCTTCTACTAAGTATTCGTTGTCAGCAATAGCCGTGACTGTCACTGTGCTACCTCTGTCTCCGCCCTTAGTACCACCATTCATACTAATAACATCGTTACTAGATGCAGGTGCAAATGTGCTATTAGTGCCATCTGCAACATTAACAACAGTTGCGTGACCAACAAATTTGTCAGTTCCGTCTGTTTTAATATCACAGTCTGTACAGTCTGTGCCGATCACAAATTTATAAACAGCACCAATGTGACTGTTTACACTTAGATCGTCAGCACCAGCAACAGCTGATGCGCTGTTAGCAGCAATAGTTGGTAGAGTTACCGCGCCGTCAGCGTCGTTAATCTCTATAACTTTACCTGCATGATCTGCAAAAGTTAAAGTTGTTTCTGCCGTAATACCTACAACTGAGTTTGGACCTGCAGTCACAAACCCTCTCATAGATCTTACTGGACCTGAAAAGTTAGTTTTACCCATGGTAATAATCCTCCTAGTTTCCGCTAATATAGTCTCTAGGCCGTCGACTGCGCGCGTCTATACTAGCTAAATAATCGCAGTGTTTTGAATATACGCTTTTAATATGGTGATTGCAAATAAAAAGGGCGGCCGAAGCCGCCCTCTTAATCTGTTTGATCAAACGCTATGCGCCTGGAGAACCAAACATACCACGCCAGTCAGAGAAGCCGAAGCTGTATCTTTCCCTAGCTTTGTATCTTACGTTTCCAGTATCAAAGTCGCCTTCCATAGCTGTTTTTAAATTAGCTCTGTTGAACATTTTCATTCCGTTAGGAACGTCAGTTTTAATGAAGAACGCGTCTGTATCTGTTAGGTAGTTGTTTACCACGTATCCTTGTGGCAACATACCTTTTGAAGATAGTGCGTTCAAATCATTATCAGCAGTGCCAACTCTTGCTGGTGATCTTAAGATTCTTTCAGCAATAAACTGTAGCTCAGATGGAATGATTAGTTTCAATCCACGAGCTGCAATTTTAAAGCCTCTCTCATCTTTAAATGCAGCAATGTCAATCATCGCTTGCTCTAGTGAAGTTTCACTTAAGTCAGCAGATGTTGATAGCTCATTCGCAAGACTTCCTGCAGATTGCGTCGGGTGATCTGTTGCAAATAATTCTTTGCCGTCACCACCTGGGAATGAACTGTTGAAGCCATTGTTAAGAACGTTAGCTGATTTGATTTGCTTAGTTTGAGCCATAGATCTAGCTAGTGCTTTTGTATATCTAGTAGCGATTCTATCATACAGGTTATCCTCGATTGCTTCCTCAGTAATTGCGAAAGCGAGAGCAATTGTCTCGTGAGTATAACGTGAAGTGAAAGATTCGTTAGCAGTGTCAAAAGTCACAGCTGAACCTTCAGCTTTTACTGCAGCGTTTGCGAAACCAGATAGCATGACTTCTTCTTCAAAAGCTCTGTCAGAGTTTTCGATTTCATAAATCTCTGTATGCTGGTTTTCGTAGTTTTTGTACTCAAGTCCAAATAATGCATTCAGACCTGGCTCTAGCTCTTTAGCTAGTTGTTGTCTTGATATAGCCATGTGTTAAATCCTCCTGCTATTATAATTGTGTTTTATGAGCATGTTCATTGAACTGTACTACGTAGTTCGCATGAGTTGCTAGTTCGTTATTTTGCGGATCGCCAGTAAAGCCTAGTGCTTTTAATTGACCATCTGTTGCAGCTAAATCAGACACATCCAACTCTAAACCGGAAATACCAGTAATAGTTGAACCTGAATGAGTAGCAACAGTGTCAGCAACTTTACCGATGTCTGCCGCAGCAGCAGCTGTAGCTGAATCACCTTGTATCAAGAATCTTTGATACGGGTTATCAAATACAAATGCTTTGATTTTTCCCTGCGTAATATTCGTTTGAGAATAAAAGTTAGAGAATTTAGGTTTTCCTGTCGAAGGGTCACTTTCGATGAAGCATCCATTGAATACTCCGATACCGTCTTCGTTTGATACAGCAGCTTGGATGTCTACGAATCCAGCGTTACTTGTATCAATCTCAACGATATCACCTTGGAAAATTGAGTTAGACTGATTGTCTTTAATCTCATATTCCGTGGATTGAAAAGTTGTTCCACCAACAACATTACCTATAGGTCTTAGACCAAAAGGGCTATCTACATTAGCCATAGTGTTATCCTCCTTAAAGGTTATTTGTTAGCGGTGGTAGGAATTACTAAATAATTAGTTTTTCGAGCCACCAAAAGTTACACGAGTCTGTCGATCTTCATTGATCGGCATACTTGGATGCTGTTCCTTCAGTAAGTCGTTTGAGATAGCTTCGTTTCCGTCAGCTGTCTTTTGTTGGAAGTACTCTTCACGAGACTTCGCGACTTCTTCTGGTATCCTAGCCAGCAATAGGCCACCAACCCCAATCACTCCTGCGTATCTGCCTTCATTGACACTTGGATAATCTGAGTCTGGATATTCATCAGCTCTTACGAGCTCCCATCCAGATCTGATTTTGCCCGACATGTTTTTGGTATCATCTGTACCCATGCTTTCGGCGCGTATCCATCTGTGTCGATAACCGTCTGGCGCAGGCGGTGAATCTAGTGATGATGGAGGAGTCCATACTTTAGGCTTTTCAGTTTTAGCCCGAGCTTGACTCGCGCGGGAAGTTTTTATTTTCTTATCTTGTTCCATATGCTTATACCTCCTTCGCGGCTAATTGTTTCGCATATTCTTCTAGCGGCACACCTAATCGTTTAGAAATTGCTACCTGTGATGGTGTGAGTTTCACAGTTTTTCTGCGTCCCTTTGTGGCCGGACGTTTGGCACTTGCAACAGTCTGAGCAGGTTGCTCTGCTGTAGTTGACTCATTATTACCAAATTTGTGTGGAAATTCAAGTCTTATTCTTTTATCCACTTCAGAGTAATATTCGTCTGTCGTAGGATCAAAGCCTTCTTCTTCAACAAGTTTCTTGTGAATGTCAAAAGCACTGTAAGTCATGGCATTATCTGTGCCAAACCAAGAGTTTTTAGCGGCCCAAACGTCTGCTTTGGGATCTGGTGCAGGGGCTGCTGGTGCTTGTTGGGCTGGTGCAGCTTCTGTTTTAACGTTCGCTTTTGCTTGCTCAAGCTCCTCTTGTGTCTTTTTCATCTGACTAATTCTACTGCTATCCATAGAAAGACCAGCTAAAATAGTCTGTGCTTTTACTTGTTCATCAACATCGTTGTTAGCGATCGCGTCCCTTAATTTTATCTGGGCAGACTCTAAATCAGACTTAACTCTTTTTTCAAACTCATCACCATAGTTTGATTGTATGTAGTCATACTTTGATTTTAAGTTTTGGTTTTCATCTTTTACAGTTTGAGCGTATTGGATAGCCTCTTCTTTTTGTCTTTCAGCTTCTCTCATCTTACGAGTAAGTTTAGCTATTCGTTTTTGAACACCTTCGCTGTATTCGTCCATCTCTTGCTTTTGAGTTTGAGCTGGCTCTTCTGATTCTTCGGGTGCTTCTTCTACTGCTATCTCTTCTGGCTCTGGTTGTTCTTGTTGTTGTGGTTCTGCCTCAAGATCAATTTCTTGTTCTTGCTCATCAGCTTCACCGACATCTATTTTTAAATCGTCGTCTTGCATAGGTTATCCTCCTCTATGTTAAAATGCGTGAAGAATATCATTAGGATCATCTATTGTTCCTAAGACTTCGTCATCGTTT